CTGCTTCAGATTTTAACTCTACATTGATTTCTGGAATGTTTATTGTTCCAGAAGGATTGTCTTCAAAGTCTCCTCTTGAATTGTCAGCTGGTACAGCATGCCATTTGATCTTACCTGTAATTGCAGTTGCAGCAGTAGCTGTTTTAGCGATTACAAATACTAAATTACTCCCGTTTACGTGAGTTAATTCAGGGTTAGAAGTAATGTCATCGTTTCCGTGGAAGATTCTAAATGCTCTTACACCGTCAACATCGTATCCAGATGGAGCTGCTTTAGTTACTGTAAAGTAATTAGCAGGATTCTTGTCGTCGTCAAAGTTTACTGATGCAGATGCAGCAGATCCAGTAGCGACAGCTGATAGAGCAACATCAGATCCAGTAGCGATAGTATATCCGAATGCACCAGCACCGTATAAACCACCAGAAGGATCAACATCTACTCCCATTTTATTCACAACTGATACGTTTCCGTATAAGCTTGAATCATTAGCCTTTCCGTGTCCAGCAGTACCGTATTTAAAGTCTAAATAAAATACTAGTCCAGAAGGAAGGTTCATTGGTTGTACAGAGACGAAATCTTTAGATGAGATTTGTGCGAATACCTTTCTTACTAAAGGTAAAGCAACACCTGCCCATTGTTCAGATCCACCACCGCTTGCACCGATTGCAGAAGTACCAGTAGATGATTGCTCAGCTACGATTTGTTTTGCTTGATTTTCTAGCATGATAGACATATTGTCTTTTTCTTTGCTATTTAATCCTTCAAGCAATCCAGAAGCACCCCACTTATCAGCTAACCTTTTTGCGTCTTCTTGAAGGGCTTTGTAGCCGTTCGCGCTTTCTAATAGGTTGTTAATTTCCATGATAAATTAAGTTTTAAAAAATTATTGTTATTAAATTATTCCAGCTAATTTTTGCATTCTTTGAACTGCATTAGATACTTCTGAGATTACTTCTGGTTTAGCAGCAGTAGTCCCGGTAGCTTTAGAAGCCATACCTAATTTGCTTTCGTTTACTTTAGTTGTCTTCTTAGTTACAACGTTTTCAGAAACAGTTTCGAAGACTAATTTTACTTCTTTAACAGTTTCTGCTTTATCGAAAGCAGCAATAATATTAACTTTTTGACTCTCACTAAGGTTGTTAGCTTTGAATACTTTGTTAACATACATAAGTTTTGCATTAAGAAGGTTTACTTCTTGTAGTTGATTCTGTAAAGTTTCGATAGTATTTAAAGCTTCAGTTAATTCAGAATTATCTTCTGCAATAGCTTCGTCTTTTTTATCGTCCTTCATAGCTTCTTCTACTTCAGTAACTTCTTCAATTTCCTCGTTAGTAGCTGATTCTAACTCGGCTAATAATTCGTCTAGATCAATTTCTTCATCTTCTGCACCTACTTCCATGTCATCCATTTCTGGTTCCATTTCTGCACCTGCATCCATGTCGTTTCCGTCTAGCTCTTCTTCTCCACCGTCACCCATTTCTTGAGCGATAATGTCTCTGATAAGGTTCTTTAGGTCATCGACTTCCATGTCTTTAACTTCAATATCCTCATCTTCAACTTCGGCTTCTACTTCTTCGTCGCCTCCAGCTTCGTCCTCAGATTCTTCTGAGTCATCCTCGGCTGCTTCCATTGGATCAGCTTCATCTTTCATAGCTTCCTCTACTTCTACGCCTTCGTTTTCTTCGTCGTGAGCCTCCATCGGATCTTTCTCCTTTGCAGGAGCTTCTTCGATAGTTTCCTCTACTTCAGATTCGTTTACTACTTCTTCTACAGCAGAATCTTCCATCTCTTGTAGTTTAGCAGCTAACATATCTTTAAGGTGAGGAGTTAGTGACTCTTCTAAAGCTTCTTTAGCGTTAGCAATAGCGGCTTCTCTGATAGATTTAGCTTCAGCAATAGCTTGCTTGAATAAATCTTTGTTTGCCATTATTAAAAAATTTGTTTGGTTTCTACGATTATTTAAATCGTAATAGGAAAGTTTTTCAAAATTAATACAGTATAGATGACT